GGAACCTTCCTCGCGCCCGATCGTCCAGACCTGGTTGAACGCTATCGCACAACCGAAGATCAGTACTACGCCCGACACAAAGACAAGAACATCCGAACGCTGCGCACGGCACCGAAAACGAAGCGTCCCGAACTTGTCTGTGACATGCACGGCGACTTCACCAACCTTCCAATTCCGGCCAACAGCGTCGACGAAATCTTGGCGCGGCAGTGCTTCGAACACTTGTCAATCACGGAGGCCCATAAGGCGCTCGACAGCGTGGATGAAGTTCTGAAGGTGGGCGGGATTCTACGATTGGACGTGCCGGATCATGACGAAGCCTTAGACCAGCTCGTTGCGACAAAGGACCCATTCTACAAGCGTCATCTGCAGGGACCTCGCAACGGCGAGCACGGCGCCCACATGATGGGCTATACGCGCGAATCGCTCCGCGGTTTGGCCGAAGAGCATGGGTTCCGATTTCTTTGCGAAGAGCCGAACATCCACGTTTATCCGGCCTTCTGCCTGCGATTTGAAAAACCAGGACTTCCGGTGCCGTTCGAATACATCAGCCTTCCGGAGATTCCGGATGATTGGAAGGTCCTTGAAGTGGGGCCCGGCCCTTATCCATTCCCGCGTGCGGACGTCGTTGTCGATCGAGATCCGGCGAATCTGGAAGGTCTCGGCGGACGCGAAGTAATCTGCGCAGATTTCGCCGACGGGCTTCCTCAGTTCACCGACAAAGAGTTCGATTATGTCTACTGCTCTCACGTCCTCGAGCACGTCGAGGATCCTCTCGCATGCGCAAAGACATTGAGTCGTATTGCCAAGCGCGGAACGATCGTGATGCCGTCGGCCATCAAAGAAGGCCTCTTCGCGTTTGAGGAGCCGACGCATCAGTGGCTGGTTCTTCCGCACCCAACCGAAGGCGCCCCGCCGGTGTTCGTTCGGCATTCCCCATCGATCGAGCAGTTGAAGGACATCGAGATTCAGCGCTCTCTCTGCCGGCTGTTCCGCACGGGGCCGAACCGGTTATCCGAAGAACAGCGATACATGCGGAATTGGTTTCGCCGGAATGAAGTCAATCTGGACGTGGTGGTGCACTGGACGGACGAGCTCGTCCTGCAGGTGATCCAATGACGAAGCTGGACATGGCGGCAGGCGTGGCGGCAGTAGTTGAGAGCGTTGAGCAATTGCCTGATGTCCTCAAAGCGGCAAGGGCGACCCCCACGCGCGAGAGCGATCGACAGATCGGCGAGGCCTTTGCGCGCATGTCAGCGGAATGCGGAAGGGTGGCCGCCGCCTACCTCTTCCGCTCCCAATGGAGCTATGTCGAGCCGGAATGGTTTGACCATCGCCTACACATCCTCGACCCAGAGAACCACTTCAACGATTTCTGGACCGCCTCGGCCGACAACGTCATCGGCATCCTTCCACTCGCCGGCCGGCTGTTGGATCTTTGCTCGGGCGATGGCTTTTACGATTACTGGTTCTACCGATTCCGCGCCGACGTCACTTGCGTGGAACGGAACCGCGAAGTTTATGAATTCGCGCGAAAACATCACCGGCACTCAAGGATCCGGCACATTCTTGCCGACGTCCTGGACTACCGGCCGATCGATGGCCACTTCGACGTTGTTGTGATTCGTGGCGCTATCGAGCATTTCTCTCGCGAAGATCAACAGCGCGTTTTCAGGAAGGCCATGGACGCCTTAAAGCCCGGCGGCTACTTCTGTGGAGATACGCCGGCAAAAAAGGAAGACGGAACGAAAGCGCTCGGGGCGCACGAATACGAATGGGCCGATGAAGACGAAATGCGGCGCGCGCTGGGATCCGTGTTCAGTCAGATCGAAACACGGACGCTTGTCTCTGAAGCGAGAACCACTCTGTTTTGGAGGTGTCGGAAACCATGCGAATAGCTATCGTCGACACCTACTACCCGGCATTCCTAAAGACGCCGAATCTTGATCCGGATAGCGACTATGAGCAGCAGCTGGGCTTCGTGCTCGGCCGATCCTTCGGAACCTTTGATGCCTATTCTCGCACCCTCCGCGCCATTGGGCATGAAGTCATCGATGTGATTGCGAACCATCGACAACTTCAAGAGATGTGGGCCCGCGAACACAATAGCCAAAGTCAAAATCTAGAACTGGTCGCACTCGAACAGATCAAAGATTTCCGGCCTGATGTCGTATTCATGCAGGATCTATCGTTCTTCAGTCTTGAAACCCTGAAGGGACTTGCCGATCGGTACCTGCTCGCCGGGCAATGTTCCTGCGCGATGCCGGATGTCGCAAAATTGCGACAGTTCCACGTGCTCTTTACGAGCTTCCCGCACTACGTCCCGCGTTTCGAATCCATGGGTGTCCGCGCCATCTATCTGCCGCTAGCCTTCGATCCGATCGTGCTGGAGCGTTGCGGCGAGAATCTTCCGAAGCGATCGATGGACTGCGTTTTCGTTGGTGGCGCCGGCTCGAACTGGCGGGCGGGAACATCCCTACTCGAAGGCATCGCGGCCAACATTCCAGGCTTCATGTGGTTCGGCTACGGCGCGGAGCAACTTCCAAGGAACAGCGCCCTCCGTAAAGCCTATCGGGGTGAGGCCTGGGGCATCCACATGTACCGAATCTTGCAGGAAGCGAAGATCGTCATCAATCGACACGCGGAATATGCCGAGGGGTACGCGAACAATCTTCGAATGTACGAGGCGACAGGATGCGGGGCGATGCTGCTCACCGACAACCGGACGGCTCACTTCGCTGGCGATGAAATCGTCACCTATGCCACGCCGGCGGATGCGGTCGATAAGATCCGGCACTATTTAAGGCAGGACGTGGAGCGCGAGAGGATTGCGGAGCGAGGCCAGATTCGAACCATGGCCGAGCATACCTACAAAGAACGGATGCCGGTTTCGGCTGCCGAGCTGGCCAATGCCATGAAGGAAACGACGGGGCACATACCCGCATGAGAAGCTATTGCACATTGTTCGATTCTGCCGGGTATCTACACCAAGGCCTCGCTCTCTACGATTCCCTTCAGAAGCATTCCGTCGAGCCGTTCCAATTGCACATCCTCGCCATGGACGCCGAGTGCTACCGGATTCTCACGGAACTGGCGCTGCCGAATGTGCGAGTGATGGATCTTGGCACGTTCGAGCTTCTACGCCCCGCGATGGCAGAATGTCGCGCCAATCGGACATGGCAGGAATACTGCTGGAGCTGCGCCAGCAACTTCGCCGAACTACTCATGGACCGGCTCGCTTTGCCGGACCTTACCTATCTCGATTCCGATCTTTTCTTTTTCTCAAGCCCAGCCCCCGTCTTCGACGAAATCGGTGAGCGTTCGATCGGTATCTGTCCGCACCGCTTCGCGGCCAAAGATTGGGAACGGCTATCTGGAAATGGCACTTTTAACGTCGGGTTAGTTCACTTCAAAAATACAGAGATGGGGCGTGAGTGTCTGTCAACCTGGGCGGCGAACGTGCGCGAGTGGTGCTACAACCGAGTCGAAGGGGAGCACGCTTGCGGGGATCAAAAATACCTTGATACGTGGGAGAGTGATTACGGTCCACATCTTTGTGTTATCGAGAACATCGGCGTCGATGCGGGTCCGTGGAACATTGGACAATATCGGGTTACTCCTGGACCGCACCTGAACGGCTATCCGCTGGTCTGCTACCACTTCCATGAATACCGGCATCACGAGCGGCTAACGAACTGGCCCTTGCGCCCGGAATTCCGGAAGCTGATTTACGAGCCCTACGTGCAAGCCGTTGAAGAAGTCAAGGCGCGGATTGGTGGATTGGAAGCGGGGGTGCCCCGATGAGCCTCGCCAAAAGCACCACGCCTCCGAAATTCAAGTTCACGATTCACGCCGCCGGACCCGTCGCGCCAAATGGTACTCAGAACTGTCGGCGCTGCGAATGCGCCGTTCTCTCAGAAGACGGTCTTGGTAAGTGGAAAGAGGGTTCGTTTGTCGTCGAGCAGTATGTCTGGCGGCAATCGATTCGCGAGGGTGTCGGCTATCAGCGCATCGGGCTTTTTATCGCGAACGAAGCGGAGGTTTTAACGAATGACGATTACCAGTTCTGCCTCTCGGTGATCGAGGCGCAGCGGCATATTGAACATGCCTTGGCAGGAGCGGCACGATGAGGATCCATGCTTTAACCGTGTCATGTAACTATGCCGACCTTCTGGCCCTCGGGATTGAGCGCTGGAAACCATTCCTGGCATCCTGGACGATCGTCACGGATTCGCAAGATGTGGCAACGGTGCGACTGGCCCGACAGCACGGACTCAGCGTTCATCTGACGAATGCCTTCTATCGAAACGGCGCCGTATTCAACAAAGGCGCGGCACTGGAGGAAGCCCGGGTTGCGCGAGTGCCTCGCGAGGACTGGCTGTTGCTCCTCGACGCGGACATTGTGCCGCAGCGCGATTGGTTTCAGCGCCTCCAGCAGGCTTTTGCGCAACCGGGATCGATCTACGGTGCCTGGCGTCATCAGTGCGACGATCCGACCACGCTGGATGATCCGGAGCTTGCGCGAATCAAGGGCGACGGAAAATGCGTCGGATATTTCCAGTTGTTCCATCAGGCCGATCCGATCGCCCACAAAAGCCCGCTGATTCCCATTCACTGGTCGAACGCCAGCGCGTATGACTGCGAATTGAAAGACCGATGGCCGGAAGCCCAACGAAAGATGCTGCCGTTGCGTTTGATGCACCTGGGCGAACGGAACAACTGGGTCGGCCGGGGGAATACGGAAGGATTCAAGGCTCTCATGAACGAACGGAAACTTCGCGGCGGGCATCAGCACGAAAGGATCGCACTGTGATGAAGGCGGCTGGCGTGTACGCAATCCTGAATACCGTCAATGGTAAACGATACGTTGGTAGTTCGCTTAATTTGCGAAAGCGGAAGCTCCAGCATTTTCGTGACTTGGATCGCGGCACCGGCCATCACCAGAAACTACAGCGCGCCTATAGTAAATATGGTTCGCAAGCCTTCAAATTTGAAGTTCTATTGCTCTGCGATGCGGCCGATCTGCTGTTCTTTGAGGAACGCGCGATAGCTGTCTTTCGCTCCGCCACTGATGGCTACAACACGCGCGCTATACCCGGCAGCAATCTCGGACTAAAGATGCCGCAGTCGGTGGAGACCAGGCGCAAGATCAGCATTGCGAACCAAAGGGCTCATGCTGGAAGGCCCGGTCCGTGGGCAAAGGGAAGGCCGAAGCCGACCGAAATCAATGCCAAGCAAAGCCGGACCCGTCGCACACTCTTCGCGAAGTATGAATTCGGTGGTCATCGAATGTGCCTTAGTGATTGGGCAGACAAGATAGGCATTTCCCTCACCGGATTACAGAACAGAATTGCACGGGGTTGGCCCTTGGAGCGCGCTTTAAGCGAGAAGAGTCGGGGTTATTGAATGGTAATCGTGGCGTGTGTCTTGAAGTCTGGCGGTATCTATAAAATGGAGCATGTCCATAAGTTGAGAGCTGGTGTTGCGAAGCATCTAGAGACGCCACACGAGTTCATCTGCCTCACGGACACGCCGACGAGCGACGTCTCCTGTATTCCATTGAAAGACAATTGGCCGGGATGGTGGGCGAAGATATCGCTCTTTGACAGTTCGCTTTTCGACGCCGGACGTTCCATCCTCTATTTCGATCTGGACACTGTCATCGTTGGATCCTTGGACGGACTCGTGAAAGCCGCTGAGCATGCGCCGTGGATCGTACTGGCCGACTTCTACCGGCAGCCGCCGCGCTATCGCACGATTAGCTACGGGTCCGGAGTGATGGCGTTTCGGGCGGGCGCGCAACGTCAAATCTACGATCTTTTCGCGCGCAATCCGAACGTGCGGACAACCTGCACCCGCGGTGACCAGGAATGGATTGAGAAGACGGCGCCGGGCGCGACGTTCTGGCAAGAGATGGCGCCCAATCAAATCGTGTCCTATAAAGTTCACTGTACGGAGGGTCTGCCGCAGAATGCGCGCGTCGTGGCCTTCCACGGCAAGCCGAAACCCTGGGAAGTGGACGCTTCCTGGATCAAGGAGGCGGCGTGAACGTCTGGGAGTTGCGGGTTTGGCTTTTCTTGATCCTGGCAGTCGGCGTGTCGCTAACGGTGGCCGCCAAGGTCATCCTAGAGCGAATCGATATGGTTTACGGCGAGCTAATTCAGGAGGCGCCCGGGCCCGTAGAAGCGCCGAAGCCGCAGTATCACTGGAAGGGACGTGTATGACCGTTGCCGGACTCCTTGACTCGACGCTGACGATCAAACGCAAAGCCCGCACCTCGGACGGGCAGGGTGGGCACCCGATTACGTTTGCGGAAATCGGCTCAGCATTCGGAAGAGTCTCGACGTTGAGCGCGCGAGATCTTCAGTTGGCCGGACAGAAGCAGGGCATCGTTACGCACGCGATTTATGCCGAACCCGGGGCAGATATTGTCATTGGGGATCGAATCGAAACCGGCGGGCGGACCTTTGAAGTGCGGACGCCCAACCAGGCGGGACCGACGTATCCGTATCAGAAAGTTCTCTGCGAGGAGTACCAAAAAGGCGCATGAGCACGCAGCACAATGACTTCACCTGGAACGCGGCCGTTGTCCTGAACAACACGCAGCGCGTCCTCGTGCGCAATATGGAACGGGCGGCGATGTTCGTGGAGAGCGCCGTCATTCGGTCGATTTCAGTCGGACAGTCGGTCCGGAGAACCAAGGGCGGGCATGTTGTCGGGCTGAATCCGTCGAGGCCCGGCGAAGCACCACACGTGCTCTTGGGGCGGCTACGGCAATCGATCACGCACAAAGTGATGGTCATCGCCGGACAGG